TCAACAAATACTATTTTAAGTGCATTGTTAAAGTTATAGCTTACATGCCTAGAACGAGTAAACCCTGTACTACTTGCTGTAGCTTTAGATGACCACGCAGGATTTGTATCTGTAGTATTTATTAAATAATATACACCACTACGTGCAGCAATAAATCTTTCTTCGTCTTCGTTCTCAACTACAGCTAATGCCTGTACTACACCACTACCACTTAACTGAGCATCATCTAGTTTACTATACCCTGCTACTTTACGATAGCCACCGTCAAGTGAAGGTTCAAAGTTTTGTAATATAAAGGCAGAACCTACAGCATTAATACCTTGTTGTAAAGGACTTATGTTTGTAACCAAACCACCTGTAAACTGCACAGGAAATGTAGACCATGCTGTAGTCATACTATTATACTTTCAATAAACCAAATGTACTAGGGTTACTATACTTTACTGTAGAACGTACATAATCGTAAGTGTTTATGTATATACTACGCATAAACTTTATACCCTGTTCAAACTTTTGTTGAGATAGTTGTGCAGATTGATTGTCACCTCTAAACTGATACGCATAAAACATAGCACCATCAGTGACTACATGTTTAAAATCTGATGGTACTGTAGGTACATCATCTTGTAATTCTAAATCTACAGGATTACGATAGTATTCATAAACTAACTCATATGCTTTATCAGGTGTAGGAAATATTATAAATTCTTGACTAGGTGCTCTACTTACAAATCTTGGTTTAGCACGTATACCTGTATCACTATTATACTCATAGTCAGAATGTTTGTCAAGATATTCTTGATATGTCATGCTCTGTAATTTAGTAGTTGAGATATTTAAGTCACTATTACGTTTCATTCTAAAGCTATCCATATTAATTGACTTAGCATCGTAAGGATAACCATACCGTGTAACACCTGCAGTTAGTATATCTTCTTCCTCTACGTGATTCCAAGGCCAACCAAACTCTTCGTGATTGATGTGCCTTATAGCACTATTAACTGAATCTTTAGCTGTATTGTAGTAACCTGTTGCTGTTGCAAAATTAGAACTAGTAAGCTCTACTTCGTTTAGTCTACGATTAACCTCATTGACAAGACTTAAAAAATTGTATGCCATTACTTTTCCCTCACACGTAATAATACTGTACGTTCAAATGTCAAGCCATCAGATGTAGTTACAGTACAATAAAATTTATATCTTACGTTATCTGTACCTAAACTTACTCGTGCAGTAACTACTGTGTTTGTAAGTGTTGAAGATACAAGCTGTATACCATGTACTATAGGACCACTTGCAACAAGTGTAGTCTTAACTCCATCTGCATTGTCTACACTCCAAGCTGCAGTGCTTAAAGTTGCAGAGCCAATAAAACGTGACCAGTCTATGCTGTAGTCTAGTATTTCATCAGGGTCTTTGTTAGGCCATTTTAATGACATTATATATTCCTATTATGCTGCACGTACATATGACGTGTTTGAATTTGAAGAATGTGATGACAGATAAACTGTACGTGCTCTACTGTAGTTTTCTTTTATTGACTCGTAGTCAAACTGTACAGCATTGATAGTTTCATTACCTATAGTAAATGTTCCTTGAACTCCTGTTGGCACAACTACAGCCTGACAGTCTAGGGTAACAGTTCCTATTGAACCTGTACCCGATACACTTGCAAGTGTTAGTACACATTTAGCTACAATAGTTACAGAGCCAATAGAGCCTGTAGCTGCTTGTCCAGTAGGTACATTAGTTGAACCACCTTTACCTACTGCTGCAGTTATTGCAGTTGTACCTGATACACCTGTTATTGCTACATTAGCATCTGAAGACGATGTAATTTCATCTCCGTTAACAGAAGGGTCATCTGTAATACAAGTAGCTGATACACCTGTTAATGCTACGTTTGCATCACCACCAAATGTAATGCCGTTGACTGCGCCTGTACCTACTACACCTGTTACTGATATAACAGTACCTGCACCACCAGTAATTGCAATAGTGCCTAATGAAGCAGTACCAGATACACCTGTAAGACCATGTGTTACTCGACCTTGCTCAGTGGGTGTACCTATTGTACCTGTAGCTGATACACCTGTAGGAGTTACACTAGCACCTGCCTTACCTTCTGCTGCAGTTATAGCACCTGTGCCTACTACACCAGTAAGTGCAAATGTTGCATCTTCTTGTTGTGAGCTTTCACCAAAAGCTACTGCAGAAAAAGTATTTTGTCCAAAAGACATTAGCTATTCCTTATCCGTATGCAGCAGCCGACAGTACGCCTATCCAATTACTACCGCCATCTCTTGTGTAGAATACATACAGATTGCTTTCTCCACTCGCAGGGGCATCTGGTGCACTTCCTCCTGCCCAATCTACAGTACCAGGCCATGTGAGACTGTGAGAACCCCCTGCTGTCACCTGTAAAACAAAACCTACGGCAACTCCTGATGTACATGAACTAAAAGTAAAAGTTGTGTTGCCACTTGTTGTAAGGCTAAAACCACCACCTGCGTCTACATCTATTGTTGGTGATGTTCCTGATAGAGCATCATAATCTTCTTTCAAAGCACTGTAAGTAATAAAGTCATTCGTATTAAATCTTGCATGATGTGTGCCACCAGAATAAATGTTTATTTCATTTGTATCAAACGCAAAATAAGTATCGGTATCACCCTCATGTATAATCTGATCGGCAACATAAATATCATTAGTAACAACTACATCACCTGCTACGTTAATTCCATTTGCGGTGGTGGCGAGTTTGGATGTGCCATCATAATAAAGAGTTACTGCACCATCCGCAACTGCTCCTAAGTAGTTATCGCCAGAACCTTGTCGGGTTAAAAATAAATTATCACCTTTAAGTGTTAAATTTCCTGACCCAGTTTCTTCAATAATACTATGGTTGTATGTTGTATCATGGTAAATCTGTAAATCTGATGATGCTCCAAATATGGCTTTATTATTATCAGCTAATTTTATGTCATGGTTAAAGATAGCAGTACCTGCATCTGAAAAGTCTAAGGTAAGGCCAGTTATTACCGAACCACCATCGTTACCCTTAAAGATCATGTCTCTATCACTGGCTCTTGACCAAATTACAGCATCTGTACTACTATTTTGAAAAGATAGAATTGGCGTACCATTATCAAAAAAGTTTATATGACCACCGTTTGCATCAAGCTTAATATCAGAAGCAACATCTATTATGAAATCATCTGTTGCTGTAATGGTATCAGCATTAATGGTAATTTCACCCACAGTAAGTCCTGAATCATTTATCCTAACACGTTCTGCAGAACCAGTTGCAAACCTTATATCTTCAGCCCTAAAGCCCATCGGCTTCAAAGATGACCCTGAAGTATTTTGTGCTTGAAAAGCTAAGTTTCCAGAACCTACCTCACCCACATTATCATTAATTGTAAGTTTTGCGTTAGTAGCCGCAGTAATACTTATATCACCTTCAAAAGAAGCCCCTGCTGCAAAATTAGCTACACCATTCTCAGACATATCAAAAGATAGTGCGTTTATTTCAGAGCCACCATCGTTCCCTTTAAATATAATATTCTGATCTGATATAATTGATTGAATAACAAAATCAGAGCCAACGTTTCTTAATGAGCCAACATGTGTTCCACCGTCACTTATTTTTACATCTCCACCATCAGCATCTAGGGTTATATCACCACCACTATCAATAGTGACATCACCACCATCAGATATAGTTGATCCGTCTATTGTGATGTCATCAACCGTAAGAGTTGTTAATGTTCCTACAGATGTAATGTTAGGTTGTGCAGCAGTTGTAACTGTAGCTGCAGTTCCTGACGTATTACCAGTTACGTTACCTGTTACATTACCCTCTACGTTAGCTACAAGTGTGCCTGTGCTAATTGTAAGATTGCCTGTAGTTGCACCTGTAAATGATCCTGTACCTACAGTAAATTTATCTGCACTTTCGTCATAACCAATAAAGGCATTGTCGGATGAACCACGTTCAATAACAATACCTGCGTCATTCGATGGAGAACCAGATGTTCCATTTCCTAATTCTATTAATGAATCTTTTACTACAGTATTAGTTGTACTAACAGTAGTTGTTGTTCCGTTGACAGTAAGATCACCAGTAACAGTTAAGTTACCACCCATACTGACATTACCACTTGTATCTTCATTTACAAGTTCAATCCAGTTGCCACCGTGTGCATAGTAAGCTTTACCTGTACCATGAACGTGTGCAAACATACCGTGATAAGTAGATGCACTGGGTAAGTCACCTGTAGTAGAATACAAGTTACCAAATAGTATTTTGTTACCACCTAAATCTACATCACCATTAGCATCTTGAAACACAGCTTTTTCAGCAGGTTGAGTAATAAATACTTCAGCTTGTGCAGTAATATTTATGGCACTTCCTGAGTTAGAACTTTCAAGAATAGTAGTACGAGCTAGGGTGGCACTACCTTCTGTCCACGTTCCTAGCCCGACTTCGTAATCATTTGTACTAGGCACAAAGATACCAAAGTAAGTAGTATCACCGTCTGCTAAAGCAGCAGCAAAAGTTTGAAACCCATCAACGTTACCGTTAAGGACTATATTACCAGTGCCAGTTGTGGTTGTTGTTTGTTTTACTCTGTCTTTAACTACGAGAGCCATAGTTCATGCTCCTATTTATGCGATACGTATGATTGCGTTAGATGCATCTGCAGTTGGGAACTGAATAGTAAAGTCACCGTTTGTAGATGTTTTAGTTCCACCAAAGTCAATTACACAAATTGCTTTGTTAGATGCAGATGAATTGTATATAATACAACCATCGGCAGATATGGTAGCTGAAGCAAATACTTCATCAGTAAAGTCTACGATAGCTGTAGTTCCACTTACGGAAATAGCAGCACCGTCTAGGTTTTGCCCACCTGCTGAGTAATTTGTACCAGAAGCTTCATCTGAGTTACCTGTTACAGTTGAATAGTTAGTTGTTGTGGCATTATATGTACCTGATGGTGATGCCTTTATGAGTGCAAGCTTTAAAGTGTGGGTATCCAAGTCGTGAATACCACCCAATAGTTCTGACTTAAAGCTCGTGCACATTGCGGTTGTGATAGCCATTTTCTTGGATTCCTTCTGTTAAATATGACTAAAGGGGCAAGTTGCCCTGCCCCCCTATAGTTGTTGCTAATTAAGCAGCATCTCGACTTACTTCGTCAGCAGTCATTTCGCCTAATGCACTAACGTCCATCAATACAGCATACACACGTAGTGTACCTGCAGTGAATGATGCGCCAGAACCTGCAAGGGTTACATCAAGTGTATCTGCAGAAGTGATAAC